TTTATTACTCTCTCGAATAAATTGTTCATACTTAGTCAATGAACATCACCTCCTTATAGGCCTCTCGTTGTTTCTCTACGCAGTCTCTCTTTTTCTTCTTTACTTAGTCCTAATATACTCTCATCAACGCTCGGACTCATAGTACAATGACAATTAACTCTCTCGCTAGCTGGTAAATTAGTATCACGAGGATAGCTGGCATCGTGTCCATTAACATTAAACTTTTCGTTAACGTCTATCGTTGTACCATTAAGTGCTACATGAGCATCTCGTGGATTAATTCCTCTTGGTCCTGAGTGTAGCCATGTTTTACCTGTAACTGCTGGACTTTGTAAATACGCTTCGTCTTGTGCAACTGATGATGCTGTTAATACTTCAGTAATAGCTGTACGTCTTGCCCTTGTTCTATCAAAATCAGGAAGCTCTGCTAATTGTAATTCCATATCTTGAATAGATTTACCTTCTGCTAGTCCATCATATAATACTTTAGTTACTTTATCATGAGTAGATGTTTTCATTAACTTACCTAACTCATCTCCCCATTCTTCTATCCATGTGAGATTTCTTTGTGATAATTGATCAAAGGCTATATCTTTATCAATCAACTGCATGATAGAATCTGCTAACTCAGGTACTGTACTAGATAAAAACTTAACGGATGCATCTCTCATTTCAGTATCGAAGTTATCGTTATCTAGTATCTCAGATAAGAATAATTCTGTTACTGCTCGTGCAACTGGATTACCTACTGTATTACTTGAGGCGTTTTTAAGTCCTTTTATAAATCGTTGCTTTTGATTGCGCAATAATTTTGCAATTACCGCTTCTTGATTATCAATAGCCTTTACAAGAGCTTCTCGTTCAGGAAAGTCTTTTAACAACTTCCTTAAATCATCTGATGTCTTTGCCGTCTTAAGAAACTCGTCGATGTTTTTTATTAATGCAGTAACTTTTTCCATTAGTCATCACCACTTAAATCATTGAGTACATCTCTCATATCCTTTAATAACAGAATAAGGTCATCTTGATTATACGCCTTTTCAATAACTTCGTCTTGTACATTATCAGGATCACTATTTTCAATAGGCTGTGTTTGACCCTGTGGTAAATCATAAGCAGGATCATCAAAGGATTCTAATTCTACTCCTAATAATTTACCAATGATTGGACGTGCATCATTTGGTGCAAGTGCTCCGATGTTTTGAGCTGAGTCTAATACTTTAGTAATCTCTTCAGCATTTGAAATCTCAGGTTTCTTGAATATTAATTTAGTATGCTGTATACCATACTCAGCTAATAGTTTATTGTTTAATACCCATTCAAGTGAGTTTCGCTCAGGTTCAAATACCTGTTCTTCTGTAATATAACGGGCAGTGTCTGCTGTAGCTCTATTAAAGTCAGTTGATCGTCCTACATAGATATCAGGTAATCTAAATGCACTTTGTACTTTTTTACGTGAGCTATCATCATAATCTAAGAACAGTGCATCATCTTGTAACATGTCAGTGACAGATTTAAGCTCGACTCGTGCATTCTCTTTGTTCTCTCCAATGACTCCGCTATCAAGTCCTTCCGCTTCAATTACGAGGAATTTGTGTGAGTTATCAACGCCTTCAACGCTTGCTGCATAATCTTCTAATTGAGCAATAGACTCATCTGATAATTCAGCATTGTGTAGTAATATAGCCATTGGTGTATGTCGACCTTGTGTGAAATAACGGTAGTTTAATTCCTCCGCCATTCTTGCTCCTACCATATGAATAAGTTGCCCTATCCATCGTGGAATACCATAAGCATCTGAACCTAATTTAAAATGAAGTATTTCATTAGCCTGCTGTTCAACAGGTAAATCGTCTTTATACTCACCTGTGAATACATCTAATGTTCTAGGATCTCCGTACTCTTTATAATATACCTTTTTAGTACCTACGCTTTGCATGAACTTTCTGAATCGTCTTTTACGTGTAATGGTTGTATTACCAAATGGTTGTGTAACATCAATATACTCACTTAGTTTTGTCAGCTGTATATGTTCCGGGTCTAATCTGACACCTTCAACCGGTAATCCTTCACCATTTCTGATTATTTCTAAGTAACCATTACCTGTAATCTCTCTATCTTCAATGACATCTCCTAATACATCTTCAAAGCTTGTATCAAAGTTGAAGTATTTGATAAAGTTATTTACCTTATCCCACTCGCTCATTAATTCAGGAGATTCACCATCAATAGTTGTATCATCTGTGTATTCTGGTACTGCTCCAAAACCTACGATATTTCTCTTATATGCTTCAATGCATTGTAATAGAATACTACTTTCTTCTACTATCTTTTTTAATTGTTTTATATCGTACGGGACGGGAATGACACCTTGTGTATTTGCTAACCGGCCATCTTTATCATCTTCAAGACTGTTTGATGTTAATGCTTTATTTACTAATGCATTTCCTAAGTCCTGACGAGATTTAACGAACTTTACATTTACCTTATCTTTTCCCATTATAGTCCTCCTCCCTTATTATACTCTTAATCTACGCTTACGCTTTTTACGTTCTGCTTTCTTACGTTGTCCAATTAAATACTTTTCATAGTTGTGCATTACATAACGTTTAGCATCTAATGCGTGGTTATCATCATCTATTGGAGTATCTGATTTCTGTAATGCTTCACTATCTTCATCACTCGGGTATCTGTAACTCTCTAATTCATGTATTGTATTTGTACAGGAGTTAGATATAAATACCTTATTATTTTTCATTAACGTTTGTACTGTATTTATACCCGCATTTATTTGTTTATCTGAAGTGGTTGCTTTAAGCCCTGCTTCTTGTAAAACTAATATACGGTCTGGTTCAGCACTATCGCAGAATATAACTTTAATCTTTTTGTTAAGATTTTTCTCCCATGCTAAATACCAATCCCTTAATTGTTCTGTTTTACTTTGTACCTTATAAAACTCATCAATTAAATAATACTCAGGATGTAATGGATCCCCTTTTAACCCGTATAATAGGCCGGTCATTGGATGCGTATATCCAAAGTCAGTGCCGGCTACGAAGTCATGGAACTCATTATTTTCTAACATGGTTTGTACTTGCTGTTTTGGTAATATATGAACGTCTTTTTTAAATTCATTACCATATACTAATCCATCTGCAATTACCCATAACCCTTTAATGTTACGGTCATAGAATACACCGCCAAATGACATCTTTAACGTATTCTTGTATTCCTCACTAAGTGTATGGTTATCGTCTAATGTAAAATGCCATGATTTTAATGTACCCGTTTTTAGCATTTCTTTATTATCTAAGAAGTTTACCTTAATGTAATGCTTAGGATGATCGGGGTTTGTTGTCCAAAATATACGTGCATTTGTTACGGAACATCTTGTAATAGCTTGCTTTATGAATGTAGGGTGCTGAATTGTTATTTCATCACCATACCATCCTGCATACGTTTGTCCACGAATACGCTTTTCAGCATCTACTTTATCTGCTCCTACGCATTTTATTTTACGCCCAAATAGTGTTAATTCACCATTGGCTTTCCATGTATAGTTTTTAGGTCCTACTAATTCAAATATATCATCTAAAACGTTTTCTTTTAAAGTGCTTAATGTACGTCCTGACATTAGTAGTTTTCCTGGTGGTCCTTTTTTAACGTATTCTAGCCATTTAAGATTTGTTATAAATGTTTTACCACTTCGTACCGCTCCATGGCTTACATTATACTTCGCGGTTGCTTCTTTGTAGAAGTGTTTTTGTTTGTCTGATAATTGTAATGGCATTATTCATCACCATCATTTACTATGCTTTCCATTCCTTTGAGGAATTCTTCTAATTGGTTTTTACCTTGTGAATGATCTTCATCATCTTTGTTTACTCTACCCCAGCGTTCTCTGTATTTTCTTTCTAAGTACCATGCAGCTGCTTGCCATGTTTTCATACTTGCTTTTTGTATCTTATCTACTGCTACCATTTCAGCTTCAGCATGTGCGCTTTTCAGAGACTGGAAGAATAGTAGTTGATTTAATTCGTGTTCTGTTAAATCTTGTAATTCATCTTCATCTAACTCACTTAACTCTTGTCCTTTATTATACCATAAGTACCAGCTTCGTTCATCTATTTTTAAGAAATCGCATACTGTTTTATTATAGTATCCTTTCTTTACTAATGAAGTAGCATTATTTATTAATGTTTTCGTTAGTTTAGACTTTCGCCCCGCTTTTGACATTTTTTTATTCTCCTCCTTTCTTACTCCTTGCTCATATCCCATTCGTAATTACAATGGTTGCATTTTACTATTGTACCGCGTACTAAGTCTAATTGATCATTGAACCCGCAATTTTGGCATTCTATATAATCATCATCTTCTATTCCTTCTATTGCGGTTACATTTAGTTCTAGTCTGTTGTACATCATTTGGTAAGATAATATTACTTCTAATACTTCTTTTACTTCTTTTGAAGTCTCTGCTTCTACTATATAACCATCTGGTGTTACTACTTTTACCATGCTACCGCTCCTCCCCCAAAATTTTATATTTTACATCTTCAAAAGGAATACAATATGCAATAAGGTCTAATGTTAATTAAACCGTTTCACATATTGCTTTGGAGGAGAACATGGATCTTGCATACTGTATCCCTTTTCAAGGTATAAAATACCCTTCACTATATAGACAGTTTTCTTAGGTGTTTTCGTGTATGTAATATACAAATATTTTTATATAATAAAAAAGCCCTGCGTTTGCAGGACTTTGTTTTTACATTGTCATATAGTCATAAATGTCTTGGCATGCTAGTTCAAACTCTTCTAAGTCACGTGCTGACTTCATATACTGGTCAACTATTTTGTTATCTTTGAATACCTTGATTACATTCTTTTTTAACTCTTGTTCAAATGTGATGTCACCTATTGTCATTGTCATTACCATTCTTGCTTTCATTACTTCATCTCCTTTTCTATTGCTTCTAATAAGTAGTCGTGAAACTTGGTTGGATTGTCTTTCTTAAGCTCTTTTACATCTCTCTTTAAGTTGTTTAATCGGCCTTGATGGCCCATACTGTCTTTAAATCTGCGCTGTAAAATTACTTGGTAATTCATTTTGCTTCCTCCTCCTTAATTCTATCATACTCTTTTAACATTTGTGGAATGCTGATGGCAGTTATTACCACCAGCAATAATGTATATACTTCTAAGAACGTCATATTTACGCCTCCTCGTTTGTTTTTTGTTTTATTTGTTATCTTAACTATAATTATATTATACATTAATATTATATAGTTGTCCATACTCTCAATGAAATTAATTTATTTTTTTTTTCAATCTTTTTTGATATGTAAGGCAGCACTTGGCTGCCCTTTTTTATTCTGTTGCTTCTATCCAGTCAATCCACATGTCATTGGCTTCCGCTTCATTACCTGCACATCTTACCTCACCTTTAAGTACGTTACCTAACTGTATGAACTCTTGCGCTGTACGTCTGTATTCAGTGTCTATTGCAAATACCATTTCAGGTGATGCGTATATGTCATACTTTGGACTCTCTTTTATTTTTTCAGCAACTTTGGCCGCTGCTTTGGTTCCTTTAGCTTCAAGTTTTTCTACGATGTCTTTCGTATCTAGTTTTAAGTTATACCCCATTGCTTCTATAATTTCACGTTTTCTCATTTTAATGCACTCCTTTTTGTTTTTTGTTTTATGCTCTTAGTAACGCTCTTATTTCAGCTTGTACTTCAGCTTTCATTTCTTCTTTCTCAGCTAGTAAGTTAATAACTGCTTGGTTGTTTTTATCAAATACTAATTGGTTCTCAAGATGTCTGATTTCTGTTTTGATTTGGTTCTTGTGGTTCACTGCTGCCTCGTATGCTTGGTCTAATTGCTCTTCTGTCATGTTTGTTAAGTTTGTCATTTTAATCATCCTTTTCGTTTTTTGTTTTGTTATCGTTTATCTTTACTATACTTATATTATATATTAATATTATGTACTTGTCAACACTCTCGTGAAATAAAAATAAAAAAAAACGCCATTATTTATAAATGGCGTTATACTCACTTAATGTTTTTACCATGAAGTCTTTTTCATCATCGACTGTCATGATTTCTACAATGTACTTTTCGCCTTTGCAAGTAACTGGTACATCAGTGTGATCCCAGTCATTTGCATTTTCAATTAGTCTGTTCCATGTTCTCTTGCTAAACGTGTTTATAATGTCGTGGCAAATACCTACCTCATATGCCCATTGTAATTTACTTTGAATGTAATCTCTAGCTTTTGTTTCTGTCATGTTAATCGTCTCCTTTTTGTTTTTTTTGTTTTTATTAAAAGTCTTTTAATTCTTCTTTAATTTCTTTAATTTGGTTTAACACTTTAATTTCTTTTTCTCGGTCTAAATCTTTGTTCAATTGGCTCTTGTAAAAATCTAAGTCACTTTCTAATTCCTCTTTGTAAGTAATCATTTCTTTGTTCATAGTGATCGTCTCCTTTGTTTTTTGTTTTTTCTTAACTCTTACTATAATTATATTATACATTAATATTATATAGTTGTCTACCCTTTTCATAAAAAAGAATGAAAAAAAGGCCGATTTATTTTATCTGCCTTTTGTACTATTATGCTTTATATTGTAATCGAGTTGGTTCAACTTTTTTGTACATTTTTAAATCATTAGGGTCCAAGTAGTAATCTTCTTCAGGGTCTGTAATTCCGTACTTAGTGTAAATGCCTTTCCAGTATTCATCAAATGCAGGTTTGACTTTTAACACAGCTTCAGAGTATACTAACGCTTCCACTTCTTTAAAACCGTCTACATCTTCTTGAGTGATGTCTGTAATGAACTCGTCTTCAACTTTTTCGAATCTAATCTCTGATTTAAAGCTATCAGGTAATACGTCAAAGTATTCTTCATCTACTACCACTCGCTCTTTTACTTCTTTTGTTTCTTTATTTACTGTCAGTAGCATACCTTCATCAAATGGAATGTTTAGCTCGTATTTGATTTCATCCCATACTTTTTTAAATGCTTCAGGATCTTCACGATCTTGTACTGAGTAAAGTTTTTCTAGAGTTTTATTACTTACTTCACCGTAAGTCACCTCTTTAATTGCACCGTTTTCTAATCCTTGTACTAAAATTAAACTTAACATGTTCATAATTGTTCTCCTCCTGGTTTTTTGTTTTATTTACTTACACTTAATATATAATAAAATGTTCTTATTTTTTAAGTGTATTATAAATTATTTTGAATTTTTTCTAACTTTTTAACTAACTCTTCTGTTGTTAATGATTCAATGTTATTTAGAACATCGCTAATCATTAGTTTTGCATCACTTAGTTTTTTATACGTACCGTAAATATAATGAGCTTGGTCTACATTTTCTTGCATTGCATGTGCTAATAATTCCTCACCTGACCAGCTGTTAGGATTAAAAGGTTCAGGATATTTATCTGCCCCTTTTTTAATTTGCCCTAAACGTTGTACTTCTCTGTAATCGTCACATTCCCTATAGAATGGACTGTTTAAATGGTTAATTAAATTCTCACGCTTGCTAGTGTTCAATGGTTCACACCCTTTCCACAATTTATTTCCATCTCTTCTAATGTTACTTCTTTATTATTAGAATAGAAAGATATGTAAAACTGTTTCATCACCTTATAATCATCTAGCAACTGTTCAAATTCTTCTTCAATTCCTAATGATGATAAAATTTCGTGCATTTTTTCTAATTTGTATTCAAAACTAACTTGGTCCATTTAATTCTCCTCCTTTACTTATTATATAATAAATTTAACTCTATCTTTAAGTACTTATTAAAATAAATAAGGAGTAGCTTTTAGGCTACTCCTTTTATTGTTTAACGTATTGGACAGATTCCGTTTTCACATCCGTCCATTCCTTCTAATGAACTATCATCGTCTCCTGCTGTTTCGTATTCTTGTAGTTTGTCCATTTTAAAGTCTTCCATGACTTTCATAAGGCCTTCATATTGTTCTTTATCAATAGATTCATATGGAGGTAATCTGTATGTTCCTCCGTCTTGCGCTAAGAAAGATACTCCTACAAAATCATTCCAATTATCAAATACAATTTCAGACGCTTCTGCCCATTCATGAGGTCTCACTTTAATTGTATTTGAGGCATTGTGAGCTACATAATTTTTTTGGAAATTAAAATAGTTATCAAATTGATGCTTAACAGGAACTGAATGCTCAGGGTGTTTTGTACCACTGAAGACAGGGAAATCGATAACATAGGTACGAGCGTTTTCCATCTTTTCTTGGTAGTTCGCACCTTCTGCTCCATTTTCAGGATTTACATTCCATCCACCGTGATCTAATACAGCCTTCGCAAGTGGATCCTTTGCATTAATTCTAATACGTCTGATAAAGTATTCTGAGAACGACCAGTGTAAACCACTTGATACTCCTCCGAATACTTGAGAGATTGAGCCTTCTGGTTTAACAGTTGTATCTAATAAAGGAGTAGCTACTCGTAATTGTTTACTGTATCTTGTAGCCTCTTTTGATACTGCTTCTTTAGCGAGCCTTAAAATCTCTTTTTCTTCTTCAGGAGTTAAGTTACATAGATCAACTGCATCTTTCCATCCTGTAATAGATGTTCCGATTAAACGGTCACGCTTCTGAACTTCATCCCAATGCGGTAGTTCTAAGTCTACTAATGTCATTCTAAGTCCGGCTCTTGCTGAACGTTTTTGAGCTTCTAAGAACTCTACTACATTAAAAGTATGATCACCTGCATGTTCTTCTACAAATGCTTTTGCATTTACGGTTGTTAAGTTACAGACACCGTACGACCATAAAAGAATTTCTGCGCATGGATTTAATCCGATAACTTTAGCGTACTCTTTAATAATATCAGGGTTACTTACACCCATTTCAGCTAAACGTCGACGAGCTGCTTCATATAAGTTAATAAATCCAGGTTCAGCTTCTGATTGCATAAGCTTGAATACAAACTGTAAGAATTTTCGAGATGGTTTTTCAATGAAACCAATTGAGTTATTAGACATAGCACGATGATAAAATCCTGTACCAAAGTTAAACGGGCTTAAACTTCCATCAGCCTCTCTTTTTGGTTCTTTTGTTACGAAGTCTACATTCACATTTTCATCGTAGTGCTTTTCACTTAGCTTGTCGAACCATTTAGGAGTTTCAATTTCGTTATCTTCACAATATTTTTTAAGCTGCTCATGTTTAGTGAAATCTTCTTCTTTCCAAAATCCATTTACACCGTACTTAGCCCATAAACTTTCAAAGTCTTCAGGGTCAAATAGAAAGATTTCAGCTGTCCTCCGTACGCCTCCAACAACGACATTATTACCTACTAAGTTACCCATATCTAGCACATGAATTGGTCTTACATGGCCATATCCTTTTTCATCTGTTTCAATTGGTTGTAATGTCGGGTCAATTTTATTTTTTAATACGTTATCAAAACCAGTGAACATTTCTTTGAGCGGTTCAGGACCTGAAGCGGTTCCTCCAAATGTTTTCAGTCTATCTCCATTGGGTCTAACATGGTTATAACTAAATGTAATTTTAGAAACATGCTCATATTCAGGTTTTGTTAGTACTTCAAGGTATAGACGTAACGATTCTACCCATCCTTCTTTTGAATCACCTACATAGATAAAGGCCGTTTCGCTCTCTTGTGCATCTAAGTCTATGATAATCTTTGAATTCTCTAGATGATTGATTCTTCCGGCATATGCGTATGGAATATGATCAATCTCTACATTAGTTCGTATCTTAGGCATATTTGCAGCCATTTCAAGTGTCGATTTAAAACCTACTCCTGTACCTACTAATAATAGATAAAATAAGTCTGTTAAGTCTTCCCATTTTGTAATAGCAATATATGCGCAGTTAAAATTAGCAAGCGGGTATTTTTCAGCTACTCCTGTATCTGCACCGCCTACCCATTTTGTACGTCCTGATAGAGATTCTTTTAAATTAAATTCAGCTTCAAATCTCTCTTCTGCTTCTTTTCGTAGCTGTTTAATATCATAAGGAATATTATATTTATCTACATGCTTTTGAAACAAGCTAAAGTTATACTCTACTGACCTTGCTACTGTTTCTTTGTATGTCTCACGACGTTTTTCTTTTTCTAGATATCTAGAATATGTTCGTAGATAAACGAACTTTCCTAAAGCATTCATGTCTTTAGGAAAATCAGGAAATTTCTTAAGAAAGTTTTTAGTTAGTAATTGAGTTTTTGACAAAATAATTCCGCTCCTTTAAATTTGTTCTGCATCCATGGATAGCTTTCCTCTGAAGTTCTTAGTAAGGTTGCACACATGTGCATATTCTTTGTTTTTAAATACTTCTATAACTCTTTCAAAACCACTTGCATTTTTATTAGGCAAATCAATCTGACCTGTATGCCCTATGAGGATAACAGTTGCATCATCGTGTATCCTTGTTAATGCTTTTTTGAGTTGAAGACCTGTCCAGTTTTGAGCCTCGTCAATAATAACGCACGTCTTTTTCTTATCTGTAAAGTCTGTTAGTTTACCAATGTTTGTACCTCGCAAGAAAACGTGAGATTTAGCTTCAATCCACGCTGTTCCATTCTTTGCTTTTTTCATTGAATCCCAACCAGCAGATAAATCTTCATCGTCACATATTTTTATACATCTAGATGGATCTTCACCTATGTCTAATAAAGCGTCTTTAAGTGGACCATAGTAAGAACTTTCCTTTGCTTGAGTTCCTCCTGGTCTGTATCCTAAAGTATTTTCCTCTACTGGAGAGAATAAGTACAGAAGATTCATGCTGTGGTAATGTGCAAATGCTACTGCTAATGTAGTCTTACCTGAACCTGAAACTGAATTACATATTGTCAGTAGGTTCTTTTCCATACTATCTAGATAATCTTCTTGCTCTTTTGTTACTATCTGTTGAAAATCATAAAACGTGGTATCATAATCTCTCCAACTCTTTGACATTATAATCCTCCTTCATACTCGTAACAATCTGAAAGCTTAGGGTTTGCCATCTTTTGCTTTGTTGATAAGCTTGTGGTAGGAATCTCTTTTGACTCACATGTTTTTAACTGCCTGTGAGATAAGTAAGAATATAACACCCTTTTTTTCTTATCATGCTTGTAATAAGTATCATCTTCTTTGCGTAAAAAATCTTCCGCTTCATTTTCTAATTTATGGTCAATCCCTTTTTTCACTCTTTTCAATAACTGTCACCTCACCTAAGAATCTAATGATTCTTTTCAACCCGCCTACCACTGCTTGAGATACTGTACTTTCTGACTTTTTGACTTCAATAGCGGTTTCGTTAAGTGTATAATGATTTATCAAATGTAAGCATATACACTTTCTTTGAAGATCTGTTAATCCTGACTCATTGATAGATATCTTTAAGTCTAAGAAAATAGATGCAGCTACACCATCTCCTAATTCAGCTAAGTCATAAAAATTATAATAACTTCTATATAATTTTTTAAGTGATTTTACAGACGTATAATCTGACATTGACATCAGCTGGTAATTATAATGGTTTATAGTAACTGCACCCATTTAATAATCCTCCTTTCTTTTACTCATCTTCAAATAAGTCTTTGCTTAATTCGATACCGCTTATCGCTTTTTGAATGGCTGTTACATAACTCTTTAAGAATGAAATAATCTCTTCAATCTCTTGTTCGTTCTTGGGTAGGTAATATCCTCGGCTACATGAAGCTACAGGGAAGCCTTTTGATCTTAGATCGTTTACAATACGTCTTATATTACGACTTGGTCCGAAACCGAAAATGCGTCGAGCTGGTACTGCATTTTCTTTTCCTCGATAAAAACCAAGGAAGTCTACAAAAAATTCTTCTTCGTTTGTAAGGTTATAAAGATCTGTATCTATTTTTAACATGTTAACTCCTCCTTATTTTATTATACCACCTCATCACGCATAACACTAGATTTCTGAGTGGTTTTATACATTTTTACTAGATATAGTATTTGTTGAGAATATCTAGTAAAAGAGTATCCATCGCTAAGTTTATATCTAGTTGACCAGTCTTGATTTTTAATTCAGTTTTTTGAATCTTTGCTAATATCTCAGTTAGGCTTGTAAGGTCTATTCTGTTACATAGAGGCCTCGTATATTTAACTTGAGCGAATGTTAAACCTGTCTTACCACTTACCATTGCATTGTCTAATTTAAAATAAGTCTGTACAACGAACACCTGCTTAAATTTAGTATATAGAAGTGATATGAGTTTTATCGGACTTTCGCCTAACTTTAAAAGATCTTCATATAAGTCGATAGCTTCTTTAGTAGAGTTAGTAACTACTTTTTCAACAAACTCAAATATCTTATCCTCAGGTGGTGGTGTTATTAGGTCATTTACAATATCTAACGTAATTTCTTCTTCTAATAGATTAAGTTTATCAACCTCATTTTCTACTCTTGAGATCTCATAGTTGCAATAATGAGCAATAATAAATGCTAATCTATCATCTACTTCTAGTTTACTTTGTACAAAAGATACAAGCTGATTAGGTTCAAACTTTTTAAACTCAGTATGGTAGTCCTTGCATGACTTAAATAGTTTTGAACGTCCGTCAGCTTTATCAAATACGATGATGAGTCTATCATTTTTAGTTAACTTTTTAAGTTTGTCTAAATCATACTTTAATAACTCTTTATCGTTCTTTACTACAAACGTTCTTTTTGATTTACTAAAAAGATTTTTAGTTGTCATTTTTGGAATAGCTTCTTGAATGTTTGCGCATGTAATTGCTTTTTCATCTATCCTTTTTATATACTTTAAAAGTACTTCTCTCTCTTCTCCTGTAAATATATAAAGGTTAGATAGTTTACCTTTATCAAGTTGTTTTTTAAGCCCACTGAATTGAGTCATTTTACCACCTTCTTCAAATCTACTAACATTGTTTCAAGTAGGTTTCTCGTATTGAGAGACTTGTAAGATAAGTACTTCTTGTACTCGTAAACAATGTTTATAAGAGTAGCTATATACTTTGTCTCGTCACGGTCTTGGTAGCCTATCGACTCTCTTAGCCTTGTAGATAAGTTAGAAATGATAGCATTTACAAATATAGAATAAGTATTATCGTCTAAGTAATCTAATACTTTAAATAAGTTTGCAGTACTTACCATAGAAAGACTTGATACCAATTTATTTGCTAAGTTGTGATATTTTTCAGGGTCTTCTAGCTGTTCAAGATATTTTATATCTCCTATGCTATTACTTAGTTTTAAAATAGATTCATTATCTGTTACTTGTCTAAGTTCATCTAAAGTATAAGGCTGTAACCTCAATTGAGAAGCTCTTGATTTAATTGTTTCAAGAACTTCTTCTGGTTGTTTTAATGTTATTACAATATAAGCACCTCTTGGAGGTTCTTCTATAAACTTCAGCAATGCGTTTTGAGCTTGTACAGTCATTTCTTCGGCGTCAGCTAGTAAGTATAACTTATTTGTCGATAACGCATGCGAATCATCTACCATCTTTCTAATTTCATTTACTTTAAGGCTTTCAGGTTGATAAATTGACGAACCCATTTTATCTGCTAACCAGCGTGTAAGTTCTTTTTTACCGTAACCTTTTCCTCCTACAAACATCATAAATCTAGGAAGTGTTTCATTTGTAATGTAATCAAGTAATAAGCTTTTTATTCTATCTTGTCCTATCAATGTTCACCCTCCTTTACAATGTAACCAAAGCACCTTGTATCATTGTTTTCTCGTTTGACTCGTACTTAATAGATTGATGCAGATCGGATAATTTTTGGAATATCTGTCGTAAGCTCTTTTCATTTTCAGCTAGTAAATCAAATAACTCTTCCGCCTCTTCTTTGTAAGTCGATGGAATAGATACATAATCCCAGTTCTTTACAAGAAGAATTTTCATTAGGTCTACATTTACATCAAGTAGGTTTCTAACAAACTGCTTCAAGTTCTTTCCTTGCAAATGAAGTTCTTCTATAAGGTCTAAAATGTTTGCATAATCGTCTTTTACAATGAACTTCATAATGTTAAAAACGTCTTCATAATTCGACGTTCCTAATATATTGAATATGTCTGATAGTTCTAAATTATCTTGATATCCTAAGCATGTATCAAGTACTGAAATAGCATCTCTCATTCCACCGTTCGCGAGCTTACTTATATATTCAAGAGCATCGCTCGAGACGTTAATTTCTCTTCCGTCTCTCGTGTTTTCTTGTTCAATGATATACATAAGTCTACTCTTCAGCTGTTGTACGCTCATGCGTTTAAAATCAAATCTCTGAACACGACTTAAAATCGTAGCTGGTATCTTTTGAGGATCTGTTGTTGCAAATACAAATATAACGTGAGCAGGTGGCTCTTCTAGTATTTTAAGTAATGCGTTGAAAGCTCCGATAGAAAGTGAGTGAACTTCATCAATGATAATAATCTTATACTTTTTATGAATCGGTTTAAAACTAGCCTTTTCTTTTAACTCTCTTACGTCATTTACACCATTGTTACTAGCACCATCAATCTCAATAATTTCACCGTCAATCTCTTTTGCGAAAATTCTAGCTGATGTAGTCTTTCCAGTCCCTGCGCTTCCTGTAAAAAGGTAAGACTGTTTAAATTTATTTTGTTCCAACTGCTTTGATAATATTTTCTTTATATTATCTTGGCCTACTAAATCATCAAATGATTGTGGTCTGTATGTTAATGCTAATGACTTCATTTATTTCACTCCATTTCATAATCTTTAGGTTCTGATTCAGTCTTGATCAATTTGATTATTTCTTCCGGTGATTCTTTTACTAAATACACCTTACCATTATCTTCGTTTATTGTTAATATAGATGAGTGAGTCTTACATGATTTAATAGATTCTATCAAATCAGGTCTGATATAAACTTTTTCGTAATCAGGCATCCAACTAATCTGCATTGCGTTGTACGGATCATAAACGTTTAACTCTATAAATTCCATTTAGTCATCTCCTTATCAGTTTTCTTACTCATGGACGTTACCAATGACTTCGATTTCATCATTTATCTCACCCAACAATTGAGTGAATGTTTCAGTCTCCCAAAAAAACGACCCATCTTCAAAAACAACTTCACCGGTATCTTCCTCGTGTCTATTTATTAATATATCCCCCTCATAAATCTCAACACCGTTCTTATCTTTAAGTCCTGTAAATTGCATTAATTCAACTTCATCAAAACCCCAAGCTGTTTCGTACCACCAGTATTCATCGCTTGGTTCTGATTCAATAGGTAACCTAACG